ACAGAAACACGATAAGGTAAGTTTAGATTTAATTTATAGTTTAAGCAGCGAGGACTCAATAGAAAGCCAACAAGCAATAAACAGAATAGACGAACTGATAGAAGAAGAAACAAAGAATTGGCATCACTACGATAAGATGTTATTTGACTTGTACAGAAAAACGGAGCTATCAATGCGAGAAATAGCAGAAGCAACTAACATACACTACACTTCTATCTTCCATACGTTAAAGAGATGTAAGAAAAGACTACAGGAAGCAGTAGGAGAAGATTACAGCGATTATTTGAATAAAGATTTTGAACTAATAAAATAATTATGAAGCACGTTTTAAAAGTATTAAATACATTTATCGGTCAAAAAAAAGAAGAAATTGAAAGAAAAGACCAAAAGATAAAAGAACTTTGGAATGAAAACTTTGAGCTAAAAAACGAAGTAAAAGTTCTAAGAAATGATTTAGCTGAATTAAGTAAAGAACACTTTAAAAAATAAACAATGGAAAAACGAACACCAAGAAAAAAAGCTACAGGTCTAGGTGACACTGTTGAGAATGTATTAGAGGCTACAGGGGTGGCTAAAGTTGCCAAATGGATAATGGGTGATGATTGCAATTGCGAAGAACGTAAAGAAAAGCTAAATGCATTGTTTCCTTACAGAACTCCCAAGTGCCTAACGGAAGACGAACACACTTACTTAACAGAATCACAGGTATTAAACAAACAAACTTTAAAACCAAGTGAGCAGGATGCAATCTTAAAGATTTACAATCGTATCTTTGGAATCAGCAGAGAGCCTACTTCTTGTGCTACTTGTTGGTTAGAAATTATCGATAAAATGCAAAAGGTATTTAACGAATACGCTGAGTAATGAAATACTATCTTATCGACCACGGAAACCAAATGCTCGAAGCTGCCAATGCAGTAACAGACCTTCTAACAAAGCAAGGATGTCACTACGTAGTTTACTTAACAGATGCAGATGGATTAATGTGCGTAGAAGAGATAAGCGAGAATGAATTTTTAGACCACTTTAAAAAGAACCAAAAAACGAAATAAGAAATGGCAAAAGTAGGAAGACCAAGAAACCTAGATTCACCAGAACAACTAAGCGAACTATTCGACAAATACAAAGCAGACGTAAAAGCTAATCCAAGAATCAAAAGCGTATTCGGAGGAAAGGAATTTGAAGAGAGAGCAGAGCCACTAGAAAGACCTCTAACATTAGAAGGATTTGAATTGTTTTGCTTTGACCAAGTAGGATGCGTTGAAGATTATTTTAGAAACAAAGATAAAAGATACAACGAATTTACCTCCATCTGTACGCGTATACGAAAAGCAATACGTCAAGACCAAATCGAGGGAGGTATGGTAGGACAGTACAATCCATCGATTACACAACGTCTCAACGGCTTAACTGAGAAAGTTGAAAGCACGATTATAACAGAGCAACCATTGTTCCCTGAGGAGTAAGTATGTTTAAAAGAACGACTGCGATTAATAAGATTCTTTCGTTGAAAAAACGAATTAAGATAATTCAAGGAGGAACATCTGCAGGAAAGACATTCGGAATACTACCTGTGTTAATAGACAAGTGTGCTAAAGAGCCAAACCTAGAAGTTTCTGTTGTAGCTGAATCCATCCCTCATTTAAGAAGGGGAGCTTTAAAGGACTTTATCAAAGTGATGAGGTGGACAGGACGCTACAACGATGACAGGTTTAACAAGACGTTATTACGTTACGAGTTTGGCAATGGAAGTGTAATAGAGTTCTTCTCAGCTGATGACGCATCTAAACTCAGAGGAGCAAGAAGAGACATCTTATACATAAACGAATGTAATAACGTAAGCTTTGAAAGTTATAACGAATTATCAATAAGAACTAAGCGAGAAGTGTTCTTAGACTTCAATCCTGCAAATGAATTCTGGGTACACAAGGAACTAAAAGACGAACCTGACTCAGACTTTATTATCTTAACTTACAAAGACAACGAAGCATTAGACGAATCAATCGTAAGTCAAATAGAAAAGAACCGTGAGAAAGCATCAACGTCATCTTACTGGGCTAATTGGTGGCGTGTTTACGGACTAGGAGAGATAGGTAGTTTAGAAGGAGTAATCTTTAACAATTGGAAAACGATTGACACGATACCAAGCGATGCCAAGTTGATAGGAATAGGACTTGACTTTGGATACACGAACGATCCTACCTCAGCAATCGAAATATACAATTACAACGGACAAAGAATAATCAATGAGATATGTTACCGTACAGGAATGGTAAACTCAGACATTGCTAAGATCCTGCCTAACCACGTTACTATTTACGCTGATAGCTCAGAGCCTAAATCAATAGAGGAGATTCGTAGATTCGGTAAGATGATTAAAGGAGTAACCAAGGGAGTTGACTCAATCAAGTTTGGAATTGACGTAATGCAACGACAAGAATACTTAGTTACCAGTGCGAGTACAAACCTAATCAAAGAACTTAGAAGTTATTGTTGGAGCGTAAAGAAAGACGGAGAGAAAACAAACGTACCTATTGACCATTACAACCACGCTATAGACGCATTAAGATATCACGAGATGGAAACACTAGGTTTAAAAAAGAACTATGGACAATACAACATCAGATGATCTTCCAATGATGAAAAGAGTAGTTGAGGACTACATCTATCAGCGTACAGGAAAACGAATTACAATAGTATTCGATGACGTAATGATGATACGCAGACACTTCCAAATGCTGACTGCAGCCTATGACATTATCCTAGTGCAACAAAACAAAAATTAAATCGTTTTAAAATTATGAAGTTAGAAATTAACGTACCTTCAAGCCTAAGTGAAATACCACTTAAACATTACCAAGACTTCCTAAAAGTTCAGGCAGATTCCAACGATGAGGAATTTGTCGCTCAGAAGATGATTGAAATCTTTTGTGGCATAACTCTCAAGGACGTAGTTAAAATGAAGCTAACGAGCTTAAATGAGCTAATAGCGCACTTCACACAGTTGTTTTCTGAGAAACCTAAGTTTCAAAATAGGTTTAAAATTACATCAGAAGAAGGAGAGATTGAATTTGGATTCATTCCAGAATTAGAGCAGATAAGTTTTGGAGAATACGTTGATCTAGAATCGCATCTTACAACTTGGGAAACATATCACAAAGCAATGGCAGTTATGTACCGACCAATTATCAAAACACGGAAAGATAAATATGATGTTTTACCCTATGAGCCAAACAAAGACTTTCAGGAGTTAATGAAGTTTGCACCTTTGGACATAGTTATAGCAAGTAGTGTTTTTTTTTGGAGTTTAGGAAGCGAGTTACTAACGGCTACCCTGAATTATTTGGAGAACGAGATGAAGAAGAACACGAAGCTTACAACGACTTTTCAGAAACAACTCAATTTGCAAAACGATGGGGATGGTATCAATCAATATATGCAATCGCTCAAGGAGACATTACAAGATTCGATGAAGTTACCAATTACAAACTTACTAAATGTCTCACCTATCTCGTCTTTGAAAAGCAAAAAACAGACATTGAAAGAAGACAATTTGAACGCAATTTAAAACGATGACAGGATTCTACGACATACTAGACAAACTTAAGTGGCACTTTGATAACGATGAGATTGTCAACACGGTAACGCAAGGAGACATCTTTCAGGTTGATCTTAACAAACAAACTATCTTTCCGTTAACGCACATAATGGTAAACAGTTCTACGTTATCAGATAACACGCAGACGTTTAATGTTTCAGTGATTGCTATGGATATTGTAGACGTATCAAAAGCAGAACCACTTAATAACTTTGAAGACCGTGATAATGAACTAGACGTTTTAAATACTCAGCATCACGTTTTAAACAGGGCTTACCAACAGATGCTTCACGGCAATTTGTGGGATGCACAATTTGTAGTAGAAACAGACCCTACGTTAGAGCCATTTACAGAACGATTCGAGAACTTACTAGCAGGATGGACAATGACATTCGATGTTGTAGTTCCTAACGATATGACAATCTGTAATACTGATAGCTATGCTCCGTTTTGTTCACCTGCATACGTTGTAAACACGGACGCAAGTTACTCAGCAACTATTCAGAGTGGAGAAACTCTTACGTTACCTGACACGACATTGAATCTACAAATAGACGGAACACAAGTAGCGACATCAACATTTGCAACTTTAAGCAATCAACTTATAAATTTAGTATGGCAATAGACATAAACATTCCATCACAGGTAAAGAACTACGCAAACCTAGCAGGATTTCCAGCAACAGGTAGTTTAAAAACTATCTTCATAGCAGAGGACACTAACAAGACATATCGTTGGACAGGTTCAGCTTATGTAGAGATTTCAGCAAGTCAAGCAACTGCGTGGGGAACTATCACGGGAACACTATCCTCACAAACGGATTTAAATACTGCGTTAAGTGGTAAAGTTCCAACATCACGCACCCTAACAATAAACGGAACTACACAAGACCTATCAGCAGATAGAACATTCACTATATCTACTGGAATCACAATCGGAACTACTGCAATCACTTCGGGTACTGTTGGACGTGTATTGTTTGAAGGTACGGGAAATGTAGTGCAAGAATCGGCTAATTTGTTTTGGGATAATACGAACGGAAGGTTGGGGGTGGGTACTTCGACACCCGCTTATCAAATAGACGTAGTAGGTGGAATAAGAGTGGCAACGGGAACTTCGTTTTTTAAGACAATTAATGGAGGGCAAATAATTATGTCAAGTTTAGGTGATTCACAACCTACACTTTTATTTGCAGATAATAACGGAAACGCTCAATATGGAAACATTAAATTTTATGACTTATCATTCAGAAACGGAAGTGCAACAGTCGCTAAAATATTCTCAACGGGCAACGTAGGAATCAACACCACCACAGACGCAGGATTCAAGCTTGACATTAATGGTACTGCGAGGGTGAAAGGTGCAGGAGCGACATCGGCAACATCAGCATTAACAATTCAAAATAGTGCAGGCACAGAACATTTTAGAGTTCAAGATGATGGAGTTTTATTTGTAAGAAGTTCAACTGCAACAAGAACGGGTTCAGCAGGTTCAGATTATTATTTAGATTTAGGTAATATTGTTGTAAGGAATGGAAATGGAACAGCAGCTTCTACGATGTCAATAGGGAAATCAACAGTTTCTGTCGCATCATCTATATTTGAATTAGTAAGTACAACAAAAGGCTTTCTTCCTCCACGAATGACAACAACTGAAAAGAACGCCATTGCAACACCTGCTGCGGGATTGGTAGTGTACGATTCAACTTTAAACAAACTATGCGTACGAACTGCGTCCGCGTGGGAAACAATAACATCTTTATAATATGGAAACAAACACAAACGGAGTAGCGATTCAACCAATCGTATATCCACTTAACGAAGGTACTGCAACACGATTAAGCGTGTTAGTTTTGAACTTTGAAACGACTGCGGTAACTTGCACGACGTATTGGCAATTACTAACCGAAGATGGAAAGCAATTAAGTCAAGGGAACTATACGTTAACTGAAGAACAATTCTTAACTTGGGGTACTGATAATTCAGTAGTGAACGAGTACGTTGCTGAAGCAATCGGAGTTACAATCATCTAAAACACGGACAAATGTTAACACTATCAGAAGAACAAGTAAAGCAATTAGAAGCTATATTAAGTGAGTTACCGATGAAGTTCGGAGTTCCAATCTTGAATATCTTAAACGAAGCTGCAAAGCCTACTGAAAACACGGATGCAACAGAGTGAATTACAACTAGAGTTAAACAAGTTTAGAGACTATGTAATTAGTCAGGCTAAAGCAAATCTTACGAGAGGTGGTAAAAACGTTTCTAAGAGGTTGTATAACTCTATTAAAGGTAATGTCAAAGCTAATCCTAATTCATTCGAGATGGATTTCTCAATGGATGAGTACGGAATCTATCAAGATAAAGGAGTTTCAGGTATTAAAAAGAAGTACAACACGGACTACAAATACACGAACAAAATGCCTCCAGCAAAAGCATTTGACAAGTGGGTGGTTCGTAAAGGATTAGCACCAAGAGAAAAAGGAAAGTTTAAAAGCAGAAAGTCTTTATCATTTGCCATTGCTCGTTCAGTATATTACAACGGAATCAAACCGAGTTTGTTCTTTACAAAACCATTTGAGAAAGCAATCAAGCGTTTACCTAATGATCTAGTAGAAGCATTCGGAATAGACGCAATAAAATTATTTAATAACACAGTATTTCCAAATCAAAAATAGATGGCAATTTTCGCACGTTCACCTTACATTCTAACAATCAACGAAGCATCACAAACTGCGTCAATGATTCAAATATTCTTGTGGAATGGAAACACGACTCCAATGCCTGCATCACCTGCTTACACACTAAGCAAACAAATACCTTCGTCAAGTTCACCTGCGACTTACTACGACTTATCTCCTTACATCAGGGAGTTTATTAATCACAACTCACTTCAAACGATCACGACAAGTAACGCACCTACTCCTTCTGCTCAATGGTGTTGGATAGGAATCAAGACATTTAAAAAAACTACAGGTGGATTCGTTCAATTTGGATCAACATTAACTTACAGAGCTTACGAAGGGTACGGAAATTATACGGACGGAGCAAATCCTAATTTATCTAGAATCCATTTAGATGCAGGAACGTACAACTACTATCTTGACGGAACAGGAAACTACGGACACTTGACAATAGAAAACATTTCAGGAGATACAATCAAGTACACGAACCTAGTAACAGGAGCAAATAACACTTCGTCTCTAGGAGCATTAAACGTACAAGACTACCCTAGAGTATACTCAACGTATTTAAGTGCAGGAAATAAGGTAGAAATCATAAATGCAGGAAGCACAGTATGGACTGCGACTTTCCAACCAAAAGCAGAATGTAAATACACACCGATAAGATGCGACTTTGTAAACAAATACGGAGCGTGGCAAACTGAATGGTTCTTTAAAGCAAGTAACCGAGCAATCAACGTTGAAAACACGGAGTACAATTTAATGCCTGCAACTTATCCTAGTTACGATATTCAGGAAGGCCAAAGAAAAGTATTTAACACAAACGCAAAAGAACAAGTCAAGGTAAACACGGATTGGGTAAACGAAAGCTATTCTGAAGTCATTAGACAACTAATGTTAAGCGAAAGAATCTTACTAGACAAATCACCTGTTAAGATCAACACGAAATCAACAGAGCTTTTCAAAAGCATAAACACACATATGATTAACTACCAACTAGACTTTGAATACGCTTACGACACAATTAACTCAGTAGTGTAATGAATAGAAAGGTACAAGTATACATCGAAGGACAAAGACTCGAACTATTCAACGATGAGCAGATTCAGGTAACATCCACGCAACAAAACGTAGCTGACATTTCAAAGACTTACACGGACTTTTCCCAGAGTTTTACTATTCCTGCTTCGCCATATAACAACGCTATCTTACAACACTTTTATCAGAGTGATGTCGATGCGACAATTGACCACAACATTCGTAGAAATGCCTTCATCGAGATTGACTTGACTTTCTTTCGCAGAGGTAAAATGCAAATCGAAAAGGCACAACTAAAAAACGGACAAGCAGAAAGCTACACACTTAGTTTCTTTGGTGATGGTAAAACGTTACTAGATTACTTTGGTGAGGATTTATTATCTAACTTGGACTACACGCCAGTTAATCACCTATACAACGGAACACAGGTAAGAGCAAGACTTATTGACGGAACGAATGCTTACGATGTAAAATATCCTTTAATCAGCTCACAACGAGTTTGGACATATCAAGGCAATCCACCAACAACAATATCACCTGCTTACTTTTCAATCCCTACAAATAGCTCGCACGACATACATCACACATCAGGACACATTCACTACAATGAGTTATTTCCTGCATTAAGAGTAAAAAAAATATTTCAGCAAATCGCATCAAAATACGGAGTTACCTTTAACGGAAACTTTTTAAATGATGAGAGATTTACAAAGCTATTTTTGTGGTACAAAAACAAGAACGAAATGCAAGTATTATCTGAATCATATTTAGTTAATATGCAGTCAGTTA